ATTGAAGAAGCCCGCAGATTTGCTAACACGGCTGATCTATCCGTATCAGATATGTCCGCTGCTGCGCCAGTCGGAACCACGTTTGCTATTTTGGAGCGCACACTCAAGGTAATGTCTGCTGTGCAAGCTCGTATCCATTTTGCTCTCAAGCAAGAATTAAAGCTGCTTAAAGAAATTATTGCAGAAGATACTCCAGAAGACTATGACTACGATCCAGATAGCGGTAATCGGCACGCTAAAAAATCAGACTACGATGCCGTAGATTTGATTCCAGTAAGCGATCCTAACGCTTCTACGATGGCGCAAAAGATTGTTCAGTGGCAAGCCGTACAACAGTTGGCTCAGTCTAACCCACAGTTTTTTAATATGCAGTTGATGAATCGCCAAATGGTTGAAATTTTGGGTATTCCTAATGCTAATAAGCTTGTACCTATGGCTGATGATATTAAGCCTACCGATCCCGTTTCTGAAAATCAAAACATTTTGATGCAAAAACCAGTTAAAGCTTTTGAGTATCAAGATCACGAAGCCCACATTACTGTTCATATGACGGCTATGCAAGACCCTAAGATTTTGCAAGTATTGGGTCAAAGTCCACAAGCACAGACTTTGCAAGCCGCTATGCAAGCGCATATTAACGAGCATTTAGGATTTGCTTATAGAGTTGAGATTGAAAAACAACTGGGTATGTCCTTGCCTCCTAAGTCTGACGAAATGGGAGATGACGTTGGCATGAACCCAGAAGTAGAAGCTCGTTTAGCTCCAATGTTGGCTCAAGCTGCACAACGTCTGCTTCAAGGTAATCAACAACAGGCGGCTCAACAGCAAGCGCAGCAGAAGGCACAAGACCCATTGGTTCAAATGCAACAACAAGAGTTACAACTTAAACAAGCTGAACTTGAGCGCAAAAAACAAAAAGATATGGTTGATGCTCAATTAAAAGCAAGTCAGCAACAAATTGAGAAAAGCCGTATCCAAGCACAGACGGTATTGGAAGCAGCTAAAACTCAAGCAGGTCTACAGTCTCAAGAAACACGGGACAAGATACAAATCGGTGCAGATTTGGTTAAGCATATTTCAAGCAAAGACCAAGAGCACAAAGTTCAAAACAAACAGCTATTTACACAAGGGTTGAGAGACGCTCACCAAGTTGCAGAAGCTGAACAAGCCCGTTTAAACGCTAAAAAGGGTAATAAATGAATGAATTAGAAATAGCAATTGGCAGAATTGATGAACGTATATCAATGATGCAAAACCAATTAGGTAGTGGCGATGCGGTCGAATACAACCAATACCTAACTATATGCGGGATTATTAAAGGTCTGTTGACCGCACGTAGAGAAATAACCGACCTTAAACACAATTTGGAGATCTCGGATGAGTGAAACAATTGATTTGTCACAGGCGGTCGATCTATCAGCGCTAATGGACAAATCCCAAGAAGAAAAAGCAAGCCAATTACCGAAGCCGTCAGGCTATCGGATCCTATGTGCAATACCTGATATTGAAGATGCGTACGAAAGCGGACTCTTAAAGGCAGAAGCGACCATTAACTTTGAAGAAAAGCTGGCAACAGTTTTATTTGTAGTTGCGTTGGGACCAGACTGCTACAAAGATCCAACAAGGTTCCCATCAGGACCTTGGTGCAAAGTTGGCGACTTTATTATTGTCCGACCAAACTCAGGTAGTCGTTTAAACATTCACGGAAAAGAATTCAGAATGATTAACGATGACACCGTAGAAGCTATCGTGGATGATCCACGTGGCATTAAACGCTCATAAAGGAGAAAAATATGGCAGAAGCATTCCAATTCCCCGATGAAATCGAACAACCAGCAGATTTGCCAGAAGTAAAAGCAGAAATTGAAGCAAAACCCGCTGATTTTGAGATTGAAATTGAAGACGATACCCCAAAAGAGGATCGTAGACGCAGAAATTTACCCGAAGAAGTGGTGCAAGATCTCGAAAAAGACGAGATGGAGCAGTATGACGACCACGTAAAAGACCGCTTACAGCAGTTAAAGAAGGTCTGGCACGATGAGCGTAGGGCAAAAGAAGCTGCTTTGCGTGAACAACAAGAAGCAGTTGCTGCAACGCAAAAACTTTATGAAGAAAACAAGAAAATGAAAGCCTTGTTGTCTTCTGGAGAGCAAGAATACGTAGCTGCGGTGAAAAATTCAGTGGAACTAGAGCTAGATAAAGCAAAACGGATTTATCGTGAAGCTTATGAGTCTGGTGATACTGATCGTATTATTGAAGCTCAAGAAAACATGGTTTCAGCCATGCAAAAACAGGAGCGCATCAACAATTTTAAGATGCCCCCTTTACAAACTGAAGAAAATGAGGTAAAAACACAATATCAAGCTCCTCCTAAGCCCGATATGAGGGCACAGAAGTGGCAAGAGCAAAATTCTTGGTTCGGTCAAGATGAAGAAATGACAGCAGCAGCGCTAGGTTTACACGAAAAACTCAAGCGCAATGGTGTTCATATCGGCTCTGATGAATATTATGCGACCCTCGATCGTACGATTCGCAAACGTTTCCCCGAAAATTTCGAGGAAGAAGCTGTACCCGAAGTCAAAGAAACTCCTAAAGCAAAATCTCCATCGGTAGTTGCTCCAGCGAGTCGCAGCACGAATGCGAAACCAATCAAGCTGAAAACGAGCCAAGTGGCATTAGCCAAAAAACTTGGTATTACCCCAGAGCAATATGCTAGAGAAGTACTTAAATTAGGAGAATAAAATGACTGCAAAAAGAAATAACCGTGATACCGAAGTTCGTGAAATGGCGGAGCGCCCAAAGCAGTGGCGACCACCAGAGTTACTCCCAGAACCCGATAAGGAAGAAGGATACGAGTATCGTTGGATTCGTGTATCTATGTTGAATACCCCAGATCCTAGAAATTTATCGTCTAAGCTCAGGGAAGGTTGGGAACCCGTTCGAGTCGAAGAACAACCTAAGTTTAAACTGCTAGTCGATCCAGATGGACGTTTTAAAGACAACATCGAAATTGGCGGATTGTTACTTTGCAAAACCCCAAAAGAGTTCGTAGACCAACAGCAAGCTTATTACGCTGAACAGACACGGGCACAGACGGAAGCTGTAGATAACAATTTAATGCGTCAATCCGATGCTCGTATGCCTATTTTCAAAGAAAGTAAGTCTACAGTAACGGTTGGCAGATAATTTTAACTTTTAGGAGATTTAAATGGCATATCCAATCGTACCTAGTACATACGGTTTTCGCCCAGTAAATCTTATTGGTGGTCAAGTTTTCTCTGGATCGACTCGTCAGATTCCTATCCAGTACGGCTTTGGCACTAATATTTTTTACGGTGATGTCGTAGGTATTTCACGTGGCTTTATCACACGCTCCACAGTTACTACTGGTGCTGGCGCTACTACTGGCGCAGCAGGTAATGGTACTGTAGGTGTGTTTTTAGGCTGTAATTACACAGACCCTGTTACCAAGCAAAAGCGCTACAGCCAATATTGGCCCGCAAGCACTTTAGCTGGAGATGCTTTCGCAGTTGTTACTGATGATCCAGATACTTTATTCCAAGTTGCTGTTGCTTCAACCCAAGGCGCTCAAGCCATCGGTTCTGCTGCTACTGCAATGATTGGTTTAAACATCGCTGGCTCTGATTTAGCTGGTTCTACCAACACTGGTGATTCTTACAACGGTGTTTTGGCTTCTAACGTTGGTAACAACGCAACCTTGCCTTTCCGAATCGTTGATTTGAAGCGTGATACAGCTCAGTCGTTCACTGCTACTTATACCAGTGGTACAGGCACTTTAACTGTTTCAGCTTTGCCTTCTAACTTGTTAGTTGGTACTGAAGTTGGTTATATTGCATCTAACGGTCAATACGTTGGTACAGGTTCATGGGTTTCTACATTTGCTGCTGCTGGTACAACTTCTGTTGTATTGAATAGCGCTCAAGTAACTGTAAACAGCCCAACTGGAACTGCATCTACTGCAATGACTATTCCTGCGTCAAGCACATTGGTATTTACTCAGTATCCCGAAGCTTATGTTAAGTTTAACTTCGGTATCCATGAGTACTATAACAATACTGCTCAAGCTGTAACACTTTAATCTAAGGAGCATTAAATGGCTATTTCTCGTGCACAACTACTGAAAGAGTTGCTCCCCGGTTTGTATGCATTGTTCGGACTTGAGTATGCTCGTTATGGTGAAGAACACAAAGAGATCTACGAAACTGAGACCTCTGAGCGTTCTTTTGAAGAAGAAACCAAACTGTCAGGCTTTAGCGCTGCACCAGTCAAGAACGAAGGCCAAGCCATCGCTTACGACAATGCGCAAGAAGCATGGACAGCTCGCTACAACCACGAAACTATCGCCCTTGGCTTTAGCTTGACTGAAGAGGCAATCGAGGATAACCTCTATGATTCCTTATCAGCTCGCTACACCAAAGGTCTAGCTCGTGCTATGGCTTACACCAAGCAGGTTAAAGCTGCTGCAGTATTGAACAACGGT